AAGGTTACACAGAGTACACTCTAGAAAACATCAGTGACGCTGCTGCAAGCAATGTTAAACAAATGAAATCAAAAAACATCAAGCCCGGCGATAAAGAATGGTTCGAACTATGGTTTGGCCTTCCAAAAATGACAGGTGAGAACATGCCACGGGGCTTCCGAGGACGTAAAAAATGAGTAAAATCAAAGATTGGTGGAAACGAGTTACTCGAGAAGAATACGAACTAATCATAACTGTTCTTGGTGAAGTAACTATACACAAAGATGGCGCAAGAACTGAAAAACAATCACAACAGCATTACCAAGCAAGAAAGATTGTAAAAGCTACTCCTAAGTACTTTCTTTTCATTGACCTAGACGGCAAGAAAAACGAAATAAAATTGCAAAAGCCTGCAGATTTTCATATAGTAAAGGTTTGGTAAGATGAAGATACGTGAAATAACAGAAGGCGTTGGCCGTATAACTAAACAGAACCAAACACACGATGTTGGTCCTGATGAAGTTACAAAGCAAGCTGCTAAGTTTGGCAATAAAGTAGACAAAGACGGCCGGCCGCCAACACTATCAAAGAAAGTTAAAGGTAGTTCTACTAACGTACTATTCAATTTAGGTATGACTGAAGGTAAAGAATACAGTGAGTCATTAGAAGAAGCGTTAGGCGAAATTGCTCCTAACACAGAAATTTATGTTGACATGGATGGCGTACTTGCAGACTTCTTCGGCGAATGGTCAAAGTCACAAGGGGTTAATAACTGGAAAGACATCAAAGATCCTGCAAAGGCAATTGGTGACATTAAAGGCATAGATGACTTTTGGTTAAACCTACCTGTATTACCTAAAGCAAAAGAATTGCTAGGACTAATAAAACAAGTTAAAGGCAAGTATAAGATATGTACAAGTCCATTAGCAGACGATCCTCGTAGTGATCCACACAAGCGCGAGTGGGTAAAGAAGAACTTGGCGTTTTTTCTACCAGAAGAAGTAATTGTTACACACAACAAGCCGCAGTTTGCAAAACAAAAAGACGATACACCTAACATACTAATAGACGACTACGGTGTTAATATAAATGCTTGGGAAGAAGCAGGCGGCATAGGTTTTAAATATAAAGATTATAAGTTTAATAGAACAGCAAAAGCAATTAAAAACAAAATAGAAGAGCCTGTAGAAGAGAACTTTGCAGATGGTAAGAAAAAAGGCAAAAGCAGGCCAGGCAGAGTAAAGAAGTCTGGTGCTAGTTGTAATGGCACAGTAACACAGTTACGCAAACGTGCTAAAAATGCAAGTGGCGAAAAAGCAAAGATGTACCACTGGTGCGCCAATATGAAGGGTGGTAAGAAGTAATGTTTAGTAAGAAGTGCAAAGTACACCTCCAAGAAAAAGAAGAAACAGGCATAGAACATATGTTCCATGCACTTTGGGTAGCTGTTAGACTACAACTACTAGTACCGATGCTGATAATACATGCATTTGCTCCTCGATTTTTTACAGATAAAGGCACAATTGTAATACAAGATATACTAAATGATAGGAAAAAACAATGAAAATGAATGAAATACTATCTGAAACAAGTGCGGCATCTGTTGCAACAGTAGTAGCACCAATGGGTATGATGCAGAAACGTAATCCTGATGGCACTGTTAAGAATGGACTAGATGCGCCTAGCTTAATTGGTAAACCAGCTAAGAAAAAGAAAGCTGCTAACAAGAAAGCATAAATACTAATAATACGTATTGGAGTCACTCACATGAGAGAAAAAGAATTAAGCGTTAAAGAAGACGCTAAAGAAAAGTTTGAACCACATATGATGTACGATCCTAAAACAGGTGAAGGCAAACATGCAAAGGTTAAAAAAGATCATTTAGACATGAAAGCAAAAGGTTGGGGCCATGATAAGCCCAAAGCTAAAGATGTTAAAGTAAAAGAAGGTTTAGGCGATTTAGCACACATGGCCGAAAAAGACCATGAAGTGCAAATGGCTCGTGCAGAGCTATACAAACTAGCAAAATATGCTATTAAACTACATGAAATGCTCAAAGGTGTAAGTGAAGCCGAAGGTTTAGAAGGTTGGGTACAAGCAAAAATTACTAAATCAGCAGATATGATTGGTAGTGTGTACCATCATTTAGATTACGAAGAAAGTCCAATGGGTGAAGTAACCGAAGAAGTTGATGCTCCTAAGATGGATGTTACTGACGCTGATAAAAAAGCAAACTCGCCAGCTTATCAAAAGATGAAAAAGGGTAATCCTCGCTACAACGACAAAACTACTAAAAAAGTTAAAGAATCGGCATGTAACTGTGACTGTGGTAAAGCAATTTGTGAAAGCTGTGGTAAAGCACATAAAGTATCCGAATCAGGGTTACAAGCCCATATTGGTAATAAAAAATATGGCAAGGCTGGCATGGACAAGCTAAGAAAAGCCGGACGTGATGGTGGCGGCGAAGAAGCTAAAGGCAAGATTAAAGACAAAATACTAGGTAAGAAAACTGAATCTTACAAAGAATCACTAGCAGCAAAATTAGAAAACGTGCAACAACAGCGTAAAGCAGTTGCAGAAGATTTAGCGCCTACAAAAGATCAACTTAAAGGCAAAGAGTTAGATGCTCTTAGAAATAAGAATGTCGCAAAGATGCGTAAAGATGACGAAGCGGCCAAAAAAACACAAAGAGCTAAATTTGATGCAGCAGCAGATGACTTTAAAAAAGGAAAGTAAATTATGTATAAGCCAGTAAAAGCAGAAGATATATTTAGTGCAACAGACGGTAATCGTGCTGCACCTGTTCCTACACCTAAAGTAACTGGAGAACCAGCTATTATTGCTGATCCCGAAAAAGGTTATAATCAAATGAGCGATGCAGAAGCAATTAGATCAATGGGTAACAAACTTTCAAAGATTTGGGAAGACTAATATGGACTTTGCTGCACTACAACAAAAACTATTTGACTTAGATCCAAGTGATCGAGCTGAAGACTTGCGCAGACTAACTGAGTCTGTTGGCGATATGCCGCAAGAAAGTGCGCAAACCGAAGAAAACTTCGTGCAGGAAAGTGTAGAAATTGCAGAAGGTACTATGCCGGTTGAAGGCGATTACAGTCTAAGTGATTTTGCTGCACTAGCAGGAGTTACATTAAACGAATCACAAAAAACTGGAAGTGCTGGACAGCTTAAAGGCAAAGATCCAATGCCTAAAGCAAAAGCACGTGGAAAGCATCCACATGTAGATAAGCTAGTAGGTGAAGCTGATATTGAAGAAGGCTTTAAAGATGGGTGGGATAATGCTCACAACATAGAGCTATTTAAAAAGATGGCAGGCGATGGTTCTAAAGAACCTAAATCTGCTAAAGCTGTTAAAACTGCCACTAGAGCTGCTCCGGACGAAAAGGCTGGTCTGGACGGTAGTAAATGGAAAGCATTTCTTAAGAAGCACACAGTATCATTACAATCAATTGCTGCTGATCCTAAGAAAACACAGCGTTTTGAAACTTGGTTAACTAAGTGGAACGAAGACGTACAAGAAGCTCCTAAGCCAAAGACACCAAAGGCTAGAAACCCTGTTGCGTCACATGCACAGTCAAGTGGATCTGGTGTACATCGAGATCAACACAAAAAGAAACAGCCTATGCGTAAAGATAAGCATAAAAAGCAACTTGACTTTGCAACAGAATCAATCAAAGAAATGCTTTACCGCAAGCTAAACGCTAAAAAGTAACCCTACATAAAATAAATTAAAATAAAGTCAAGTTTTTACTTGACTTTTTTCGTTTTGTGCGCTATAATATACTTAACAATACAACTCAACAAGGAGATAAACTATGAGCGATCGTACCTATGGTGCAGAAGAAAAGGCAAAGCTTGAGCGTCTAGTCCAAGAAGGCGTAACAGTAATGCAAGAGATTGAAGACTTACAGGGTGGTCTTAAAGACACTGTTAAAGCAGTAGCAGAAGAACTTGATATTAAAGCTTCTTTAATTAACAAAGCAATTAAAATTGGACTAAAGCGTGATTGGGATAAGCATGCAGATGCATATGACGATCTTGAAACACTTGTAGCAACAGTTGGCATTGATAAATGATTGAAACTGATCTAGAGAAATTTGAAGACTTTATCGAAGTATATGATAATGTTGTTTCTCCTGAGTTTTGCGAACATGCTATTGCACACTATAATGCATTAGATGAATCAAGAGTAGCATACAGCCGGCAGGCATTTGAAGCAACATCAGCAATTGATAAAGATAACACTATTGCGTTTTTAGCAGATACTCCCGGCATTCAACGAGTTAGTGGATCTCCTAATAATGTATTAGGAGAGTTTCATAACGCAGCTCAAGAATGTTTTCAACAGTATGCAAGTAAATTTAAAGTTTTGGCTGCGGATAAGTTATCAATGAATCAAAATGTGCAACTACAAAAAACTCCGCGAACCGGGGGATATCACGTATGGCATTGCGAACAAGGGTACAACTATTCTACTAGAGCTATCTTTATACAGTTATATCTAAACACTGTAGAAGAAGGTGGTGAAACAGAATTCTTATATCAAAGTAAACGAGTCCAAGCAGTACAAGGCCGCATGCTAATGTGTCCAGCAGGATACCCACACACTCATCGAGGAAATCCTCCTATGAAGGGTGAGAAATTCACAATTAACTCTTGGATTGAATATATATGATCAATACACTAACCCGATTTTCTTTAAAAATCATATCTTACTTTGGTGAAACTTATAGACTGTCACCTGTAATCTTTTATGCAGAGTTAATTGAGCTTGTATTACTTGTAGGTGCAAGTATTGTCCTAACTGTAACAGTGCTTGACCCTGCTACACAGTGGTTTATTCCGTTATACTTAGTTGGTAGTATATTTGGCTTAACCAGTGCTATATTGCGTAGAGCGGGCTTTGTAATACTGCTCTGCGGTTGGTTTACTATGATGAATACAATTTCACTTGTAAGGCTTATCATGGATGCAATGTAATAAGTATTTTAGAGTCGTTCACTTACGAACAAGAAACACGGTTAGTTGGCCAATAAGCAACAAGGAGAATAAATGAGTTACGTAGATGCAATGTTTGACCGAGATGCCGATATTATTCGAGCAGTTGAACGTAAAGATGGTAAGAGAACTTATCGTGAATACCCAGTAAAATATACATTTTATTATAAAGACCACAAGGGCAAGTACAAAAGTGTGTACGGTGATCCGCTGAGTCGTATTGTAAGTAAGAGCACCAAAGACTTCCGTAAAGAAGTAGCTATTAATAGAGACAAAGAACTGTTTGAAAGCGACATTAATCCAATCTTTCAATGTTTAAGTGAAAACTATCTTAATCAAGATGCACCTAAGCTAAACATTGCGTTCTTTGATATTGAGACTGACTTTGATCCAGAGCGAGGCTTTGCTGATCCTAGTGATCCGTTTATGCCTATTACAAGTATTAGTGTATACTTACAATGGCTAGACACAATGGTGTGTATTGCTGTTCCTCCTAAGACACTTACTATGGAACAAGCTCGGAAAGAACTAGAAGGCATTGACAATGTAATGTTGTTTGAGAAAGAAGGCGACATGATCGATACTTTCTTAACGCTGATTGAAGATAGTGACGTACTAAGTGGCTGGAACAGTGAAGGATATGATATTCCGTATACTGTAAACAGAACTGCAAGAGTACTAAGCAAAGATGACACACGTAGATTCTGCTTGTGGGGACAGCTTCCTAAGAAGCGTATGTACGAAAAGTTTGGCAAAGAAAGTGAAACGTTTGATTTAGTCGGGCGTGTACATTTGGATAGTTTGAACTTGTATCGTAAGTACACTTATGAGGAGCGGCACACATATCGACTGGATGCTATTGGTGAGATTGAAGTAGGTGAGAACAAGACGCAGTACGAAGGTACACTTGACGCACTTTACAACAACGACTTCCGCAAGTTTATTCAATATAACATTCAGGATACTGCACTACTTGACAAGTTGGATAAGAAGCTTCGCTTTATTGATCTAAGCAACGAACTTGCACACAGCAACACAGTGCTTCTACAAACTACAATGGGTGCTGTAGCTGTTACAGAGCAAGCTATCGTTAATGAAGCATGGCACAGAGGCTTACAAGTACCTAATCGTAAAAAGCGTGATGACGAAGCTACACAGGCGGCTGGTGCATATGTTGCATATCCTAAGAAAGGGTTGCATAGATGGATATGTTCAATGGATTTAAATTCATTGTATCCTTCAGTAATTCGTGCATTAAACATGGCTCCGGAAACTGTTGTAGGACAAATACGTCCAGAGATTAGTGACGCTAGAGTGCATGAAGACATGTTCTTAAAAAAGAAAACGTTTGCTGGTAGTTGGGAAGGTAAGTTTGCAACAGAAGAATATGACGCTGTTATGGAGCAACGTAAAGACGTTGCATTAACAATTGATTGGGAAGATGGACGCAGTGATGTACTCAGTGGTGCAGAGATTTATCAATTAGTATTTGATAATAATATGCCGTGGATGCTTAGTGCTAACGGCACTATCTTTACTACAGAGTTTGAAGGTGTTATTCCAGGTATCCTAAAGCGTTGGTACAGTGAACGTAAAGAACTGCAAGCACATCTTAAGAAAGCTAAAGACGCAGGCAATGCTGTTGAAACTGAGTATTGGGATAAGCGACAGTTGGTTAAGAAGATTAACTTGAACAGTTTGTATGGTGCTATTCTTAATCCAGGATGTAGATTCTTTGACAAACGTATTGGACAAAGTACTACACTTACAGGACGTACAATTGTTAAGCACATGAGTGCAGAAGCAAACAAAGTTATTACAGGTGTATACGATCACGTAGGTGATGCAATGATATACGGTGACACTGACTCTTGTTACTTTAGTGCGTATCCTATGCTTAAAGATGATATCGAATCAGGTAAGATCGAATGGGATACTGATAAAGCAATTACATTGTATGATCAGATATGTGGCGCAGTTGATGGTACGTTTACTGAGATGATGGCAAAGTCGCATCATTGTCCAAAGAGTCGTGCAAGTGTTATTGCAGCAGGGCGTGAGATTGTTGCACAGTCAGGCTTGTATATTACTAAGAAGCGTTATGCAGCATTAGTAGTCGACAACGAAGGCTTTAGAACAGACATTGACGGTAAAGTTGGTAAAGTAAAAGCAATGGGCTTAGACTTACGTAGGTCGGATACACCTGTGTTTATGCAGGAGTTTCTAAGTGAGCTATTGCTTATGGTACTTACTGATAAGCCGCAAAGTGATGTGCTTGATCGTATTACAGAGTTTCGTCAACAGTTTCATGAACGTCCGGGCTGGGAGAAAGGTAGTCCGAAACGTGCAAACAAAGTCGGACACTATCGTCGGCTAGAAGAAAAACAAGGCAAGGCAAATATGCCGGGCCATGTGCGGGCAAGCATTAACTGGAATACACTAAAACGTATGAACGGAGACAAGTACTCTGAAGAAGTAGTTGACGGTATGAAAGTTATTGTTTGTAAACTAAAACAAAATCCGCTGGGTTACACAAGTGTTGCATACCCAACGGATCAAATGCGATTGCCGGATTGGTTTAAGGAACTTCCGTTTGATGATGCAGCGATGGCGGAAACTATTATTGATAATAAGTTAGACAACTTAATTGGTGTGCTTAACTATCCATTAGAGGATACTAAGCGTCATAACACATTTACTAGTTTGTTTGACTTCGGAGAGTAAAATGAAGATTAAACTAGAGATAGAAATTGATACGGAGAACGAACAGGACCTAAATACTATTGAAGAGCTTATGGAAAAGCTTAGAGAGTTAAAGGAGTTAATGTATGAATGATATTATTTGGGATATAGGCGGTGAAGTTGTTAAGTCTGATAGTCGGTATGTTGTTACAGATAATACCGAACTTAACAATCTTGTAGTAAGTAGTACAAAGTTAAATGCTAAGAAAAGTACCACAGGACATCGACACGCTGGACAAGAAGAAGTTTATATCTTTGTCCGAGGTAGCGGTCAAATAGAATTAGATCATAGAATAATTGATGTTAAAGCAGGCGACACTATTTTAATCCAAGATAATGTATTTCATAAAGTCCATAATAATACTGATTTAGGATTAGAATTTATATGTGTATTTGATGGTAAGAGGAATCACAAATGAAAGTAGGATTTACTTGTAGTACATTCGATTTATTACATGCCGGGCATGTACAAATGTTGCGTGAAGCAAAAGAGCAATGCGATTATTTAATATGTGGATTGCAAATAGACCCTAGCACGGATCGACCAGAAAAGAACCCTCCTATACAAACTGTTGTAGAGCGTTACACTCAACTTAAAGCAGTAAGTTACGTAAATGAAATTATTCCTTATGGTACAGAACAGGACCTAGAAGATCTCTTGACAATGTACAATATTCATGTTAGAATATTAGGGGAAGAGTATAGAGACGGTACATTTACAGGTAGAGCAATTTGTGCTAAACGTGGTATTGAATTATACTTTAATAAGAGAGAACATAGGTTCAGTTCAAGTGATTTACGTAAGCGAGTGGCAAGGAGTGAAAAATAATGTGGTTCCTAATAATACTTAGTATAACAACACAGGGTGAATTAGAGTATAGATCAGTTGATCGGTTTGCTCTCTTAGATGACTGTCACACTGTATTATTTGACGAATACATTAAAGATCACGAAGAAGCAATGTGTCTTATGAGTTATCACAATGACCAATAAGTTTATATTTGATGTCGACGGCACACTAACACCAAGTCGTGGCATTATTGACGTAAATTTTAAAGCGTTCTTTGATACGTTCTGTTTAGAGAATGAAGTATATCTAGTTACCGGCAGTGACAAATATAAAACAGTTGAGCAAATTAGTAAAGAAACTTATAACTTGTGCAAACGTGTTTACAACTGTTCGGGTTGCGATGTTTACGAAGGCGATGAAAATATAAGAACAAGTAATTGGACACTGCCTGCACTAGCAAGAACATTTTTAATTAATTGCGAGTACGAAAGTAATTTTACTATACGCACAGGTAATCATATCGAAGAACGCCCAGGGATGGTAAACTTTAGTGTAGTTGGGCGTAATGCTGGCTCTGCAGATAGGGCAAAGTATGTAGCATATGAAGAATGGAATGGCGAACGCAATCTTATAGCAAAGGCATTTAATGTAATGTTTCCTGAGCTAGAAGCTAGACCAGGTGGAGAAACAGGCATTGACATTGCTCCTAGAGGATCAGACAAAAGTCAAATATTAACAGACTTTAGGAGCCCTGACATGGAATCAATTGTATTCTTTGGTGACAGGATGGACATAGATGGCAACGACTATCCGTTAAAGTTAGCCAACTACAAAGGTGCAAATCATCATGTAAAAGGATGGCAACACACATGGGAGGTACTACGTGAATATAACAAAAATTAAAAGTGTAGGAAATAAAAAGCTGCGGATATTACTAACCGGCCATAAAGGATTCATTGGGAAAGCTTTGTTTAACAGACTAGTACACCATGAAATTATTGGAATAGATTTAGTTGATGGAGACAATTTATTATATTGTGATCTTCCTAAAGATATTGATCTTGTAATACACTTAGCTGGAAGGTCAGGTGTTAGAGAAAGTGTTAAAGATCCTGGTGCATACTGGATGAATAACATTGAAGCAAGTCGACGCTTGTTCGAACGATATCCAGATACACGCATACTATATGCAAGTAGTTCAAGTGCGTACGAGCCTTCGTTGAACCCTTATGCAGCGTCTAAGCACGTACTAGAAGACCTTGCTGGATGCTATGCTAACACATTAGGTATGAGATTTCATACTGTATATTCGGACGTTCCTCGTAAGGGAATGTTCTTTGATAAACTATTAAATGGTGGATTGGAATATGTAACCAGGCACCACAGAGATTTTGTACACTTAACTGACGTCCTTGATGCAATTGAAATATTAATCAATGCTGTTCATGTTAATGGTGTACTTGATATTGGATCAGGGGTACCTGTAAGGATCCAAGACTTGACGTCAGGCTTGCCTGTGCGTCTAAATACCCCAGGAGAGCGGGAACATACCTGTGCTAACTTAGAAAAAATGAGAGCATTAGGCTTTGAACCTAAATATAGTGTATATAAATTCTTGACAAACGCCAAAAAAGGTGTTATAATAAACTTATTCAATGGAGAAACATAAATGAAAGATATCTTACAAGACGTAGTTGCGCACACACATGCACTAGGTTTCTTACCACTAGTTAAAGTTACATCAGAAGATGGCGCTACTAGCGTTGACTCAATGGCAGAAGACCGAAGTGTTATTTTGAGTGCAACAACACATACCGCAGTTACTGAGTTTACAGGTACATTTGGTATGCCTAATTTAGACAAACTTGCACTACATTTGAAGAATCCAGAGTATCAGAAAGATGCAAAGATTGATGTAGTTGAAGCAGAACGTAACGGCGAAACTATTCCAACACACATTCACTTTGAAAACAATGCAGGCGACTTTCAAAACGATTATCGCTTTATGAACAAAGCAATTATTGAAGAGAAGCTTAAAAGTGTTAAGTTTAAAGGTGCTGGTTGGAATGTAACATTTTCACCAAGCATGGCAAGTATTGCACGTATGAAACTTATGAGTGCAGCACATTCAGAAGAGCCTACTTTTAATGTTACAACTAAGTCAACTGGAGGTGCTAGTGATCTAGTGTTTAGCTTTGGTGATGCAAGTACACACGCAGGTGAGTTTGTATTCCAAAATGCAGTAGAAGGTACATTGTCACACACATGGAGTTGGCCTGTTGCGGCAGTACAGTCAATACTTAATCTAAGCGGTGATGTTACTATGAGCATTAGTGACCAAGGTGCAATGAAGATTGCAGTTGATTCAGGTATGGCAACATACGATTATATATTACCAGCGCAGAGTAAGTAATATGAACAAAGACCTAACAGAAGCACAACAAGACTACGCACACTTTCTGCCTGCACTTAGTGGCTTTTACGCAACTTATGTAGGAAAACAGCGTTATCCTGATCCTGTCAAAGGTCCATATGTTCCTGATGATCGTATTCCTAATAACTTTGCTAACGGTGTTGAAAGTCTTAATTATCTTAATCCTAAAGAGGGTGCGTTTACATACAAGTGGACGCTTTACTCTGCAGGGCATGCTGAATTAGACACTAACAAACATAGTCCTAAGGAAGACATGATCCGTAATAGAGATCGTGATAATACTTGGGCACTTGGAGATAGTGGAGGATTTCAGATTGGTAAGGGTGTTTGGGAAGGTGACTGGAAAGATCCTAATTGTCCTAAAGCACAAAAGAAGCGTGACGGAGTGTTACGTTGGATGGATGCGTACATGGACTATGGTATGATCCTTGATATTCCAGCGTGGGTTGCACGTTCACCGGCAGGTGCTAAAGCTACTGGCATTAGCACATATCAAGAAGCTGTGAAGGCAACACGTATTAACAATGACTATTGGATGAAACATAGAACAGGTGCTTGTAAGTTCCTTAACGTATTGCAAGGTGAGAATCATGCAGACGCAGATGACTGGTACGAGCAAATGAAAGACTATTGTGATCCAGTTAAGTATCCTGACAATCATCTTAATGGTTGGTCAATGGGTGGTCAAAATATGTGCGATGTACACTTAGTACTCAAACGTATTGTTACTATGCACTACGATGGCTTATTACAAAGCGGCATACACGATGTAATGCACTTTCTAGGTACAAGTAAACTAGAGTGGGCTACACTGTTAACAGACATACAACGCGGTATACGTAAGTACTATAACCCTACAATGATGCTTACATTTGATTGTGCAAGTCCGTTCTTAGCAACTGCTAATGGACAGATTTATATTCAAAATGAAACACCTGATAGAGGCAAATGGACGTACCGAATGGTGCCTAGTATAGACGAACTAAAGTATGCAAGTGATACTCGAGGCTTTAGAGACACAGTGTTAGCAGATGGAATCTTTAAGAACTTTGAAGATAGTCCACTAACTGATGGATTGTTAGTTAACGATATATGTACTTACGCACCCGGTGATACTAACAAGATTGGTACTATTAAAGTTGCTAAAGGAGGAGTTGATCTTGACAAAGAAGGAAATCCTTTACTAGATGTCGATGGTAACACAACTGTACGCGGCAGGGACTCAACAAGCTGGGATAGCTTTAGTTATGCTATACAGATGGGTCATAACGTATGGAGTCATATTAACGCTGTACAAGAAGCTAATAGACAGTATGACGCAGGAGTCATTCCTAAAATGCTTGTACAAGAACAGTTTGATAGAATACTATTTAGAGATGTTGTCGAAGAAATTTTCTCAAAGACAACTCGAGAAGAGTCACTAGAAGCTATTGACAAGTACACAAAGTTTTGGATGGCTATTCCAGGCACACGAGGTGCTATTGGTAAGAAGACTGTAAATAGTTCAACATTTTTTGACGCACTATTTGAAGTAGACGCCCCAGTTGAAGCTGACGAAGATACTTTAGATGAAGCAAAGCTAGAGGAATTAACGGATGAGCAATTATGAAAGTACTGACGATAAACTTCGCGCACATTACGCAGAACTAGAACGTAAGCATAGAGAACTTGACAACGAGATAGATTTAATGTATAATAATGCATATGTCACTGACGAAGTTCGTAGAATGAAAACTATGAAACTTTATTTAAAAGATGAAATGCACCGTATTAATGCATATCTAATACAACAAGGATTACAATGAAACGAGATTATTTTAATGGCGAAGATGATACAATAATTTTCTTTACAGGTATAGAAGTTGAAAAGACTCCTGCATTTGGAATGAAGACATTGTTTGTTACTGGCATTCAAGACTATATTGAAATTATGGAGTTTTATAATAGAGAAGATTGCGAACATATTTTCTTTGGTGCTAATCACAGTTACGCTCCTGTACTACCGGAAGAGTTTGAAGACTGGGATTTAATGATCCGGGCGTTTTTAGATAAAGGTATCTTATGCAGTTTAGATATTCCAAGTACTATTAATTTAGAATGGTTCTTAGAAGGCGGACTAACTGAAACTAATAACTTTATTCCGCAACTACGTGTTGTAGTTCCATATGTTAACCAATGGCCTTACAATACAATGATTAAGATTGACGACAAAGATTTTAAAGCATCTAATCCAGGCGTTTGGTGCCATAGCCTGCATGATTTGATGGACCGTAATAAATTTACGGATTGGAGCAAATATGGCCTTGACAAAGTCTTGAAATGAAAGTATAATAATACTATGCAAGAACGTTATCATGATTATATGTTACGTAGAATGAGAGAAGAAGATAAAATGCAAAACGCAGACAGAAGTGTATGGGTTACCTTTCGTAAAGAAGGTGTACATATGTACCCAGGTGCAGACACTGACCCAAAACTAGCAACTGGCGACTGGGATGATGTTTCATTCCTCGGTATTCCACATCGTCACATTTTTCACTTTAAAGTTCGCATCGAAGTATTCCACAACGATCGCGATATTGAGTTTATCCAATTTAAACGTTGGATGGAACGGTTGTATGCACAAGATGTAATACAACTAAATCACAAGTCATGTGAGATGATTGCAGATGACTTGTATGTACAAATTTCTACAAAATACCCCAGCCGATTTGTAGAGATTGATGTTGCCGAAGATGGCGAAAACGGCTGTTCTATATTCTATCCAAAGTCATAACAAAGAGGAATTATGAATTATGACAATTGCAAATCCTGCAGTAAACAAAGTGTTTAACGATCTTGATCAGTATCTTGATTATTGTCGCTTCGAAGGTAAAGTGTTTAATGAAAAAGCACTTTATAACAAAGAGGACCCCAACTGGATTGCTTATCAAAAGTACCAAGGTTGGTTACGTGCAAAAGCTCGTAATGGTGGGAAGGACTTTGTACAACGTGAACGCAAGCCGCGTTTTAACAATAACAAAAATCGAGGATAATAATTATGACAATCTTTATAGTAGATATTGAAGCAGTGGACACACGTTACACCAAGCAGTGGAAGGAATATCTTCCAAAGCAACTGCGGAAGGCTACTAATGAAGGTGTCGCGATTATTAGCGGTGGAGATACTCCTCAGGCAACTACGCCTGGGGCGTTTCTTAACTTCGGTGGTACTAACGTTTACAAAAGTAAACAACTAGAAACCATCGGTGAAATGTTCTGCAACGGACAAGTAGCCGATGGTGACTATTTTCTATACACAGATGCTTGGAACCCTACTGTTATACAACTAAGGTATATGGCAGAACTTCTAGGTATTGATATTACTATCGGTGGCATGTGGCATGCTGGTAGTTACGATCCACATGACTTCTTAGGTAGACTAATTGGTGACAAACCGTGGGTTAGACATGCTGAACAAAGTATGTACGAGTGCTACGATGATAACTTTTTTGCAAGTGAATTCCATATAGACTTGTTTGCACAAAGCCTAGACATTGATGACGATAAAACACATCGTGTTGGTTGGCCTATGGAGTATCTTAAGGATAGCTTAGTACAATACAAGCACATGGAAAAACGTGATCTTATATTGTTTCCACACAGAGTTGCTCCTGAGAAACAAGTAGATATCTTTAGAGATTTAGCGCAACAACTTCCACAATATGAATTTGTTGTTTGTCAGGATCAAGAACTTTCAAAGAACGAATATCATAATTTATTAGGTGAAGCTAAGATGGTGTTTAGTGCTAACCTACAAGAAACACTTGGTATTAGCTGGTACGAAGGAGCATTAGTTGATGCTATTCCTATGGTACCAGATAGACTAAGCTACAGCGAAATGGCATTACCAGAGTTTACATATCCAAGCGAATGGACCGAAAGCTTTGATGCATACTTGCATCATAAGAGTAAACTAGTGGCTCAGATTAAAAACTATATGGAAAATTTTGACTCTTTACAAGTATCATTAGAAAAACAGCGTATGAAATTAAACAAACAATTTTTTAGCGGAGCAGAATTATATGACACAATCAATCAGTAGTCCGACTATTACAATTGACCTAAGTGATTATCCTAAAGAGTCGTTTGTTACTGACACCGGTAGCGAGTTTACTTATAATATATCATCAAGTCTAACTGGAGCAGTAGATACTATTTCACCTACGTATACTATAGATAGTAGTGCGCAATCAAACCTTGTATTTGATAATATTACAATTGTTCCTACACTGTGGAAAGAAGCATTACCAGATGTATATACTGTTAACGAAATGTGCAAAGAATATCCTGCACTTGCTAAGGCATACGAAAACTTTCAAACTGTATATAAATTAGTAGAACAAGATTACAAAGGCAAGAAAGAAGACAACACATGAGCATGAATCACGACGCAAAGCCTAA